CTGTGTGATTTTAGGTTTAGGTGAAGTTGTAGCCTTAGACTGGGCAACAGGGGCCTGAGTTTTAGCCATACGCACTTCCTTCTTCAATTCAGTCACCTGCTTTTGCAAGTTAGCAACTTTCGCTGGGGGGGTGGTTTTGGGCTTATTGTTGGCCTTTTGTTTCGGGGTTTGCGCGGACATGAGCACGAATTAAATTCGGAAACAGGGGTGTTCTTGGCACCCCTGCCCATGCCGCGGAAAAACATTTAAGTCCCACCTCCTGCCGCACCCTCCAAGACGGGTTTGGTCGGTTTGAGGTCAATGATCGGCAACGTTGGTTCCGCTACAGGAGGGATCGCTGTTGGGTTGCCACTCAAAATGGGAATGTTTTTCTCGGGCACACTCTTAGGTGTGACCGCTTCTGCCCCGGGCGGAGGGACAGGCAGTGTAGAAGCCATTTTTCGATCCATTGTCTTAGGCTTAGCTTTGGCTTTGGGTTTTTCCACAGGGTCCTTACCTTTATCAACCCACGTACCCGCTCTAATGCGTTCCTGCTTCCATGTCTCAAAGTCTTTCTTCTCTTTGATTTCTTTGGTGATGATTTTATCATCTGCTTTAGCCAACCGTGCTTGAGTGACAGTTTTAGCTTTAACAGCAGATGAAGGGATGAAATGTGTTTCAACAGGCAACACAACATCATCATCAATGACGACAGGGGCAAAAGTTACAGGGGGGGTCTTTTCTTGCAACAAGGGAGGGGACATGAGATCTTTAAACGAATTTGCTTGAGCTAACCACGTAACAAAAGCACGATGATCAGCATTTGGCAAAACAAGTTGGGCATACTCCATGTACCATTCCCGAGGTTCATTTGGGTATTGGACATCCTTCGGAAATTGGGCAGACCAAGGTGTCATTGGGGCAGTTTCAGGATTAGCGGTAAACTCACATTGCAATAATGCACGTGCTTTCTGCGTTAAGGGACCAATGAACGGTGTATTCTCATCAGTCAACCAATACGCTCGGCATTTCTCTAGAAACTTCATCACAGGTGTGACATTCTGTCCAAGCGCAACAGTCGTATGAAACTTACTCAATTGACGTGGCAAATCACAGACAGAAGTGGGATCACCGTGCCAGACATCTGGACCATAAACCCTAGCCAAAAACATAACGCCATGAGACTCTCGTTTCACGGGTTCAATGGTCAACTTATGACCAATCATAGCAGCGGCCTGCTCATACGTACGTGGTTCAACATCAGCTGAAAGGCCATCATCCCCTCCATATATACCCAGTCTGGTCCACGCCTGTTCAGGGGTGTCACCAGGCTCACCACGAGGCTTGGTCATACGCCGTTCAAGGTATGCAACAAAGGCATTAGTTACACCATTGAAAGCGGCTGTGTCCGCACCACCAGATAACCGGATATAATCAGTGTCATAAGCGACACCGTTGGTCGTGAAGGCTCGTAGCCCTTGATGCGCACCATGCAGATCCAACAATTCCGCATGGTATTGTAGTCGAAAACCACGGAGTAGCGCGCGCTGTTCCAACTCCCGCTGGAGGTTGGAACTTCTACCGTCAAATTTGTTAAAGTCAGTCTTGCACACATCAAATAAGGCATTTGTACAAATGGCAGTGACACGGTGTGCTATCTCCAACGGAGTCTTTCCAAACGCATACCAGTCCTGAGGTTTAAGGATCTCAGCTGTAAAAGGATATATGAAAAGGGAATAAGCAGCTTTGTCAACACCATTAATGGTTGATATGAGGCGAGGTGCCTTAACTTGGCCATAGGGTTCCTTCTTCAAAAAGGATTGACAAACCCTATTAGGATCAGCTCCAAGTGAGGTTTCCAGAATACGACGTTGGCTAGGGCGATTCTGGTGCTCTAAAAGATAATCATTATCATAGGGATCCAACTGATGTGGCACAGGAATAAGAAACGTAAGAAATTCGTTCATACACGCGTGCAAAAAGCTTGTCATGGGCAGCTCTGGCGTTTTAACCTTATTGACACGTTCCTGGACTGCAACACCTTCACTAACAACTCCACTCATAGGCACGAAGCAATCGTTCAGCAACGGGCTCATAAAGGGTTTAAGCAAGGGTTTGACATCATCTTGGAGATAATTGGAAGGGTCAAAGGCATAAGTACGCACGGAGTCCTGCACAGGACACACAACAGGGGATTTGGCACCACTCTTGGTCTTATGATAATCTAAGAGCACCGCGCCAGGCACTTTATCACCATCAGTCTGAGCTGTGGCTTGGGCTAACGTAAGGTCATACTTCGAGTTTGTGGAGATGAGGCGTAACGCATCATCATTGTCGGCAACAATGGTAGCTGTGGCATAATTACCCACCTGTCCAGTTGACATCTTCAAACCTTGCCCTGCCTCATGAACTGCAAGACGGAGAAACCGCCCTTCAACAGGTGTGAGGGTGACTAGGGATGGACCTTCAAGACATAGCCAAGCCAAGATCGCGTAAAGGCCACGCCACTTTCGTAGGGGTGTGAGCATTACAAGTTCATGATCAACAGCGACAGCCCTCCTATCTACACTATAGGCAGCAAATTTGTAAGGTAGCCAAAAACAAGTTTTAACCACTAACAAACTATCCACGGAGTAATTCCACACGTGGTGCCTGTAGTGCCCCCCACCAGTGACCCGATAATCCACTTCGTTATGCTCATTAAACGTGAAGCAATACTCAGGTGCATTTCGTGCCACTTGCGAGGGCTGAAAAGTATATAAGAGAGTTGGAGCAAAGTTATCACACAAGACGCTAGGCATGTCATAATAATAGTCGACGTCTACATAGACAAAGAGTGCATTAGAAGGTGCGGAGGGATGTGTCGGCTCAGTGTTAAGGTCCTTCGACCAGAACGGAACACGTGAACCAAGACGTCCTTTATACTCATCACTTCGTGAACGCTGAACGTAATAAGGCACAGAACCAACACGAGCGGCCAACTGATCCGCAAACACACCAGCAACATTCCGATCTGCAGCAGATGCAGGATGGGAATGCCCTTGTGTTTGCCGAGTGCGAGGCATCGGTAAAATTTGGAACTGTTGTCGATAATGTTCCGGCTTAAGTCTATCAACAACCGCACGATGATAGAGAAAAGCCATGGTTAAACGCTGGAACATATACCGGGACCTGCGATAACAAGTTCGCAGAAAAAGAAAGAAAGTAACAACACACGCAATGCAGAAAATCACAAGATCAAAGAGGGACACGACAGGAGGCGTACGCAATATCGTATTGAGGGCATAACAATATGGTGATTGTGAAAAGGTCATGATCCAAAGGAAGGTCTCGGGGGGCGGACAAGTAACTGTCCTGACAACGAAACCCAGCGGATCTAAGGTAGATAGCCAAGCATAAATCGAGGAGCGGCATGAACGTATCGATGTCGGGACGGTGTGAAAGATCCAGACAATCATACCTAGTGTAAGTGACACAAAAATATCGATAAAGTTCGAAACAGTCATTACAAAGGTCCAGGTTGCAGCGGGGGCCAAGAGCGAACCAAGCAGGCAACCAAACACGATAATAGCGCACACAACCACAATCATGCCAAGCATCTTCACAACCTGCAAGGTCCAGGTCAAAAGAGTCAAGCAAATCTGCAGTGGGGGATGCATAAGTTGA